TTATCCAAAAGGATTTAGACAACAAAAAAGAGCAGTCACGCTGAGTTTGGCGACCTACGTGATTGCTCCAAAACCGAAACCTGTAAACCCAGGAATCACTTTGTATTGTAAGGGATTCCGCCAGAAATTGCAAGGAGGAATTTGCAATGCAGAATTTAATGGTCTTTGAAGGACACGATGTAGAAGTATTTGAACTGAATGGACAGGTATTATTTAACCCGAAGCATGTGGCTGAAATCTTGGGTATTAAGAATGTGAATGATAATATCTCAAGAATGAATGCAAAACAGGTTGTAAAGCTGACAAATTCTAAAGTCGGTAAAACCGATTTTAGAAAATTACATAACACAGGCGAGAATTTCCTCACCGAAAGCGGCGTGTATAAGCTGGTATTCAAGAGCCACAAGCCAAATGCAGAAGCTTTCACAGACTGGATCGCAGATGAGGTTCTCCCGACTCTCCGTAAGACCGGCTCTTACGAGATGCCAAAACAGGACAAGCCAAAGAAAGAGAAACTGCCTTCCGTAAACATGATGGTAAAGAACATCAAGGAAGCCCTGCATGACGCCGGTGTGGATTCCAAGTACATAGCCGCCGAAGTGGTGCGGATCTATTCTGACTCCGGCTATCCGGTAAAGACAAAATTGATTTCTGATGTTCCGGAGCTTTGGGACTGTACCAGTATCGCAAAGAATCTGGGAATATATTCGGAGAATGGCAGACCGCATGATAAGGCTGTCAGCGCAATCATCCAGAAACTGGATCTCTTCACAGACGAGATTGTGAGAACTGCATACAGCCGAAATGGGCATGACGGCGTCACGGTCCAGTATAAAGGCAGCGTCCTGGAAAAGGTCAGAGAATGGCTGATTGAGAATGATTACCCGACCGTAATTAAGCTGGAACTTTCCAATGGAAACAGCAATAAATGCAAGGTTGTTTACGGGGAGGTGGCATGATGTCAAAGCGCGAATTGTGTGACCAGATTGCTCCTCTTGTGTTGGAATTGCAAGAAGAATGCAGGGAAATGTCTGTTGACGAATTTGAAAAGTTCCGTGATGATGTAATGCGGGAAGTTAAGAAGCAGAATCTCAATCAATCATTTATGAGAGCTACATTTGATGTAATATATGCTAACTTGTTTGAAAAGCATGTAGCCTAAGAATTAGAACGTCCTTCAAGAGAGGGGCGTTCTTTTTATACAATTCGTTGCGACATCGCAACAAATAGGGAGGTGATTACAATAGGATTTTTCAAGTGGATCAGATGGATCAGACAGCACCGTTGCAGCCATCACTACCGCAAGCATTGGAGCCGGGATTCTGGTCCGTATGGCGGATATGTGATGCGCTGCTCATTATGCGGGAAAGAGAAGGGACGGTATGATTGATATTTTTTGTACCGGAGCATCCTTCTACGGCGTAAAGCTCAGCTATGCAGCAATGGAAATCATTATGAGAGAGGATTTTGTAAAAGATCAGGACTTTATTGAGTTTGTCTTTGAAGATGGAACCCAAGGAGCAGTCCGAAAGGGTACAGTCATTGGTTTTACAGAATCAACAGTAGAGGTTTAGACATGCTTAAAAGGCATGTTATTTTTATGCCCTGCCATAAGGCATAAAACTGGGCGCTACTCTGCTGGGAGCATAACCGGCCGATCCCAATACCCGGAGAGCGGGAATAAAAATCTATGGAGGTAAGCACGATGGAATGGTTAAAGACAATTTTAGAGAAGGCAGTGATCACCGACGGGAAGCTGGACGTTGATGCCACTATGAAGGAAATCAATGGGGAGTTCCCAAAGCATGCAGTACCGAAGCAGGACTACAATGATAAGGTGAAAGAACTGGGAACAGCCAATGATACGATCAAGGACCTTAAGAAAAATAATGTGGACAACGCAGATCTGCAGAAGAAGGTCAAGGACTATGAAGCTGAAGTGGCAGGACTAAAAACAGCAGCGGCGAATACCAAAAAAGAATATGCCTTAAAGGACAAGCTGAAGGAAGCCGGCGCCGTAGATGCGGATTACATCATTTACAAGCAGGGCGGCCTGGATAAGTTCACATTCGATCAGGATGGCAAAGTCATCGGTCTGGATGATGTTCTCAAACCGATGAGAGAGACTTCTCCGCACCTGTTTAAGAATGCCGGCGGAACTGGTGGCTATAATCCGGCAGGAGGCGGAAATCCTCCAGGAAATAATCCGTTTGCAAAAGAAACATACAACCTGACAGAGCAGGGACGCCTGTTCAAACAGAATCCGGAGCAGGCCAGACAGCTGGCAGCTGCGGCCGGAGTAAAACTTTAAGAAAGAGAGGAATTTTAAATGGCAGGAACAACCTTACAGGACGTAATTGTCCCGGAACTTTTTAACCCGTATGTGCTCAATCGGACAATGGAGCTGTCTGCGCTGGTGCAGAGTGGCATCATTGCGAATAACTCAGAGTTCGATGCTTTGGCATCCCAGGCGGCGCCGACCGTTAACATGCCGTTTTTTGAGGATCTGACAGGAGAATCTGAGCAGGTGATCGAGGGAGCAGATCTTGAAGATAATAAGATCACATCAAACAAGGATGTGGCAGCAATTCTTCGTCGCGCAAAGATGTGGTCCGCGACAGATTTATCCGCAGCACTGGCCGGAGCGGATCCGATGCGGGCAATTGGTACTCTTGTGGCACGCTTCTGGGAACGTGACATGCAGAAGGAGTTAATTGCCATCCTCGGTGGTGTATTTGGAACTGTGCCGGCCGGCGGATCCGGAACTCCGCCGGCAGAGACCAGGCTTGAAAGCAACATTCTGGACATTTCCGGATTAAGCGGAACGAAGGCGAACTGGTCCGGAGCTGCGTTTATTGATGCGGAACAGAAGTTAGGTGATGCGAAGGCGCAGTTAACCGGTGTTTGCATGCACTCTGCAACAGAAGCATATCTGAAAAAACAGAATCTGATCGAGACCGTGCAGCCGTCCAATGACGTTGCATTCGGTCTGTATCAGGGAAAACGCGTTATCGTCGATGATGGCTGTCCGGTATCTGACGGTACCTACACGACGTATCTCTTCGGTAACGGGGCTGTAGCACTTGGAAATGGTCATCCTGTTGGATTCGTACCGACTGAGACCGATCGTGCAAAGCGCAAGGGTTCCGGTGTCGATTATCTGATCAACCGTAAGACCATGATCCTGCATCCGAGAGGGATCGCATGGCAGAATGCTGAGGTGGCAAAGACCGAGGGTCCGTCCAGAACTGAGGTGGCAAACCCGAAAAACTGGAAACCGGTCTATGAGCCGAAGCAGATCCGTATCGTGGCATTCAAGCACAAACTGGGATAGGAGGCGTTATGACATTTTCGGAGATGTTAGAGAAAGTGAAGAGTAACCTGAAAATCGAGGATGACACACGGGATCTCAACATCTCCGATGTCATCCTCAGTGTCTGCGATTACTGTAATATGGACCAGGATAAGCTTCCAGAACGCCTGGAGCCTTTTATCCGTAAAAAAGTGAAGGGCGTGATGGATTACGAAAACGTAAAGGGAACCGGTTATCAGCAGGACATTGCCAGCATTAAAGAGGGTGATGGAAGCATTACCTACGCCACGGATGGCAGTAACAGCCGGGAAGGCGTATACGGTTTGTCAGATGCTGATAAAACGGTACTGCGGCGTTACAGGAGGTTGAGAGGATATGTTTAACCCTTATGAAGTAATGTATGATTCGGTTATGGATGTGTACCGGTATCAGGACAAAAAGGATGACGCAGGTTTCGACGCGTCCGGCGAGAGTCTGGTGACATCCAGCGTAAAGTGCCGATACAGCATTTCAAGCCAGGGAGCCGCAGGAAGTCCGGTGCCGTCCCTGCAGGCGAGTAATCAGCTCTTCTGCGGGTTGGAAACGGATATTCGGGAAGGTGATAAGGTGGTGGTCGCGCTGCGAAACGGGCATAAGGTGAAACTTCGGGTTGGAGAAGCACACCCTTATAGCTTTCAGTATCAGTGCCGGGTAGAGAGGGATGAGAAAGCGTGAGCAGTTCCAATTATCGAAGAAATAAGGCAGCGCTGGATGCGTTTCGGAAAGATTTGGAAGCGGAGATGGGAGATCTCTCGGAAATCGATATCAAGCTCTTAAACCAGGCAGTGAATGAAGGGGTGCGGGACATCAAAAAGAATACACCGGTACGAACCGGACATTTGAGAAAGTCCTGGCGGTCGGCTCCTGCGGTAAAAGGTCCTTCTGGGGTCAAGAAAGTTCTGGTCAATGTGGCGGACTATTCTGAGTTTGTAAACTATGGGCACAGAGTTGTAAGCCGATCGGGAAAGACAACAGGATTTGTTCCGGGAAACCATATGCTGGAGAAAGGTGTTTCCTATATCGACAGGCGGCTGATGGGACTTTTCAAAGCAGAGATCGAACGGATCAGGAGGGAACACGATGGTTGAGAGTCTATATAAAGCGATTGCCGGAGCTTAAGAAGATTTACCGGGATAACATTCCACAGAATATGGAATTTCCGTGTATCCTGGTAGAGATTACGGAAACGACGGCAAACCGGCGTCTGTCAGAAAGACAGCGGATCAAACAGAACTTTGATGTTCAGTATTTCCCTGGTGATGAAAGCGAAAACTGCAGAAAAGAATGTGAAAAAGTAAAACAGAAGATGCTCAGGCGTTTTGATGTGGTAAGCGCCGATGGCATCTCTTTTTATGTCAGGAACAAAAATGCATCTATCGTGGATGATGTTCTTCATCTGTTGTTCGATGTGACCTACACCGAATACGAGAAGAAAGAGATCCCGAAGATGGAAGAAATGAACACAAATATAGAAACGGAGGAAAAAGATGGCAGGAATATGGGAAAGCCAGAATAAGGTCATTCCGGCAGCGTACATCAACCTTGTTACCAATACACCGTTGAGCATCACGGCCGGAGACCGGGGAACTGTGGTGCTGGCACAGGAACTGTCCGTGGGAGATGACGGTGCTATCTATCGCATCACAGCGACGGAGGCAAATTATCCGGAGAACGCTACTGCTGCAGATAAGAAACTGGCAAATCTGGCACTTCTGGGAGCCAAGACGGTGCTTTTATATAAGCTTCCGCCAAATCATACGGATGATCATGTGGAAGCGATGCTTGCAAAGTTAAAGACGGAAGACGCAAACGTGATTGTGTATCCGTATTTGAAGTCCACAACATCTGCATCAACCGCTCAGCAGACGATCGCAAACTGGGTTAAGGCAATGCAGGAAGAGGAAGGTAAGAACATTACGGCGGTTTTGACCAATTATGTTGCAGACAGCCAGTATGTGATCAACAACGTACAGGGAATAACGCTTTCAGATGGATCCACACTGACTGCAGCAGAAACAGGTGCATGGATCGGCGGTGTAACGGCCGGGGCAAAGATCACGGAATCCAATACCGCAAGAAAGTTTGTCGGCGCGATCGATGTAACACCAAGAATGACAAAGACGGAGATGGAGACGGCGATCAAGGCAGGAAAGCTGATCCTCACGGTGGACAAGTCCCAGAATGTCACGGTCGTGGCAGATGTAAACTCGCTGACAAGCACGACACAGACCCTCGGGGACATCATGAAGCAGAACAGGTCTGTACGTACTGCGTGCGGAATCCGGGAGGACATCGGAACGGTCTGGGATTCCAACATCAAAGGTAAGTACAACAATAACGAGGAAGGACGATCTATTTTCAAGAGCGCCCTGGTTGAGTATTTCGCTGATCTGGAACGCCGTGGTGTGATTCAGAATTTCAGTGCAGATGACATCACAGTAGAAGCCGGAACGGCGATCAACGCTGTGGTAGTAACCGTTGCAGTTCAGCTTGTTGGCAGCATGGAGATTGCCTACATCACAGTAAATCTGACGTAAGGAGGGAGACAGATGGCAAATTATACACAGCTCAGTGATACCCTCGGTGGATCTGAAGGAAAAGGCTTTATCACTCGCAGCGGACAGAACCGTGAAATGTTTGAGATCTCGAAGATCGATGCGCATGTCACACTGACTGTTGCAGAGAAAAAACTTCTCGGGCACCGTATGAAGCAGCATAAAGTTGTTGGAGCAACCGGAGAGGGATCTGGCACATTTTACTTCATGAATTCGGATGCATTAAAAGAGTTTCTCGGATACAAAAAGAACGGCGTTTACCCGGCATCCACCCTGCAGTTCCTGAATGAAGATCCGCAGTCCACGGTGGGTCGGCAAACAGTGACGCTGTTCCATGTGATCTTAAAGACAGTCCCGGTCGCATACCTGGAAGACGATAGCGAGGACCCGATCACATTTGATTCTGATTTTACATTCGATGACTGTGACTGCCTTGAGGCGTTCCAGTTACCGGAGAATTTTAGATAAGGAGAGAAGACTATGGCAG